TTTTTTATCGCGCTGCTCTTTGTAGGCGATTGCATTATCACGGTAATGATTAACAGCCCATGACAGGCAGACGATGATGCAGATAACCAGAGCGGAGATAATCGCGGTTACTCTGCTCATTGCTGCCCCCACAAACAGACTTCACGCTCAATCTCACGGCGAGTCATCAGCCCTTTCCATTGCTTACCGCCAGCGTATGTCCAGCGACGTAGCTGGTCACATGCGCCCTTGATATCGCCCTGGTTGATTTTGCGAAGAAGCGTCGATGTTCTGAAATTGCCTGCGCCCACGTTATAGACGAACGAATAAAGAGCGCCGCGCGTTGTTTCCGGTATATCGACTTTGATGTACGGGTTAATTTGTCTGGCGACCGTGGCAAGGTCTTTATTCAGGAGGGCTTCGCATTCTGCTTCGGTATACGTTTTACCGAGCATGATGTCTTTTCCGACGTGGCCATAACACACAGTCAACACACCAACTACGTCCTTGTATGGTTTGTATCTGACACCTTCCAGACCATCGTTACCACCGGGGCCAGTGATTAACACAGATGCTATGGCAATAGCCCCGCCACTTATCGCCGCTATTACGCTATTTCGTAGTGCCGGTGACATTGCCATTCAATCTGTCCTCACGCTCTTTGCGTTTGTAGTACCAGTTGATGCCAAATGTGCCGACAGTACAAAGAATACCAATGATTACAGCCCAGTCATTCAGGGAGAGAATGCCACCCATCGCAGTCAGTCCTCCGAAGCTGTAACTGAACCATTCTCTGATTTTGTCCATACGGTACATGCTCTACCCCCTTTATTGAGGGGATTTGCTCTATTTAATTAGGAATAAGGTCGATTACTGATAGAACAAATCCAGGCTACTGTGTTTAGTAATCAGATTTGTTCGTGTCCGATATGCACGGGCAAAACGGCAGGAGGTTGTTAGCGTAACCTCCTGCCACCCGCTTTCACGAAGGTCATGTGTAGAAGGCCGCAGCATAACTATCACTGAGACGCGAATTCAGGATGAAATCAATGACGTAGTGCTGGGTTTTCTTTTGCTGACTGTGTTGCGGTGGCACGATAAGCGCCGAGCGACTTCTGTCTGGTTTCCATATGTCTCTATGAGCATGTCTGGAATGGTTTTGATAGTGTGTGTCATGCGGCCTCCCGGATACCTGCTCATGGCTCAGATATATTGGGCTTACGCCGTTTGCATCCACACACCATTCAGTTAACTGGTCTAAGATAGAAATCCTGTGTTTCTCAATAATCGGCCATGAGGCACTCGGATCATTGCAGTAGTCAGGTAAATGGTTTAATGGCTCAAAAGTTGTATCAGCGTTTCCGTAATACCATTTGTTGGTGTTATTCCCTGACGTTTCCGGCTTACATGCCCAAAGGCCTTTAAAAATTATGTCTCCTACCATTCGGTTAATTTCAAAATCACTTAACTGTGAATAATCCATTGTCATTTCCTCGCACGTTCTCTAAGCCACCTGATATCCCACAGGTGAGCAGTGTAATTGAAGGTTTTTACGTCAGATTCTTTTGGGATTGGCTTTGGTTTATTTCTGGAGCGTTTCGTTGGTAGGTATTTGCAGTTTTCGCAGATTATGTCGGTGATACTTCGTCGCTGTTGTGCCATACGTCCTCCTTCGTCTCTGGCAGCGGGAAATTACCTACTGGCGACCGCTCACATCTGATACACCATTGGTGCCAATAAGGTTGATTTGGCCGGAATCGATAATCGTCTTTGCTTTCTCCGCAGCGGTAGCAGTGTTTCATGCGGCGTCTCCAAACCTCGCTTTCCATTCCAGTGCTAACCGGGCTTCGTCTGACCACTTAACGCCGCGCTCTGTACCGAATGCCTGTATAAGCTCTAATAGCTCCGCAAATTCGCTTACACGCATCCTGCTGGTTGACTGGCCTATTACTACAAAGCCATTCCCGGCAATAGCTCCGCAAATTCGCTTACACGCATCCTGCTGGTTGACTGGCCTATTACTACAAAGCCATTCCCGGCAAGGTTAGGGACAACATCCTGCTGCTTTAATGCTGCGGTAAACACACACTTCCAGCTTTCTGCATCCAGCCAGCGACCATGCCATTCAACCTGACGCGAGACGTCACCAAGGCAAGCCCAAAGCTTTCGGTTTTGGTCTAAGCTACGGTTGCGTTCCTGAATGGTTACTACGATTGGTTTGGTTGGGTCTGGAAGGATTTGCTGTACTGCGTGAATAGCGTTTTGCTGATGTGCTGGAGATCGAATTTCAAAGGTTAGTTTTTTCATGACTTCCCTCTCCCCCAAATAAAAAGGCCTGCGATGACCATGCCATTCAACCTGACGCGAGACGTCACCAAGGCAAGCCCAAAGCTTTCGGTTTTGGTCTAAGCTACGGTTGCGTTCCTGAATGGTTACTACGATTGGTTTGGTTGGGTCTGGAAGGATTTGCTGTACTGCGTGAATAGCGTTTTGCTGATGTGCTGGAGATCGAATTTCAAAGGTTAGTTTTTTCATGACTTCCCTCTCCCCCAAATAAAAAGGCCTGCGATCGCCTGTCAAGCGTGTCGGTGTAATCATTGATAATTTCCCCCAGTCGCACAGGTTTAACCTCGTCACGTGGCTTCCTGATGGCTGAAAGACGCTTAACAAGATCGTCCATCGCTCTACCTGAAGCATCCAGCGTGCCGTTACTGATTGGCTCTCGCATCTCATCCAGTAGCTGTAAAACCTGACGCCGTTGATAACTGTCTGCAACCATTCCGGCATAACCTTTCAGGTTTGCAGCGCTGGGGCATGACCGCGCAGTCATCATCACCGCCGTTGCATATTCATCCCCGCACTCCTCGGCCACCATCAGTCCATCAATCAGGTTCCTGTTTCTGGCCTGCTTTCGAATAACTTCAAAAGCTTTCCGGTAAAGCGGAATTGAGAATGCTTCAGGCTCCAGCGTTGCCAGAACGTCACTGGCGGTTGGTGTTAATCCACCAATCAGCAGGCCACCGATAACGCTCGCTTCGATATCCTGTCTCATGCAATCCCCCTGTCTGCAAACTTCCCTTCCCGAACTCCCGTTAACGAATCTTCCCTCAGCAGGTAATCAAAATCTGCCGTCCAGCCAGTGTCGTTGTCTCCGAAGTAAAACGGCTTGGCCTGATGCACAAACGCCCTGACATACGCTCTGAAACCGTCCACGTTTGGCGTTTTCAGTTGCGGGATGATTTTCTTCAGGCGGCGTTTACGTTTCTCGTTGACCGCAACAGCATGTGGAAGTCTGTCACCGACTTCGGTGTTGTAGGCGTTCAGGAAGGATTCGTAGTCGATTCGTTCTGCCTTGCGACGTTCAGGTTTAACCTGCCCATCGCCGCCCCCGTTAGGGGGTAAGGGGGTATTTGTATTTATTGTCTTTTGTATATTGTCTTTTGTGTTTAGCTGACTTGGCTTATATCCATTAGCCGACTTGGCTAATGTTTTATTAGCTGTTTTAGCTAATGTTAAGCTGTCCTGGCTAATCCACTGCGAAACCACCTTGTTCACTCCGATTTTCACGCCATCAGCAATGAGGAATTTACGCTCAATAAGCTGGCGCTTAGCAGCGCAAACATGAGTGTGATGAATACCTGTCATGGCTGCTATCTGCGTGTTTGTGAGTCGATCCATCGGCTTATTGAATCCGTATGTCTTGCGCATGATAGCGAGCATCACCTTCAACTGCCGGACGGTTAAATCAGCCATCAGCAGACTGTCGGTAATCTCGTTAGCAACGCGCATGAAACCATCTTCGGTATGGACGGTTAAATCAGCCATCAGCAGACTGTCGGTAATCTCGTTAGCAACGCGCATGAAACCATCTTCGGTATCTGCCACGCGATGCTCCACGACCTCCAGATGAGGCCTGTAATCAGCTAACTTAACGACGCCCATGTTTCACTCCTGCTTTGGCTAGTCTGTAAACACCAACAAGGCGCTCTGCGAACGCCCTGTTATTTGCTGCGGCTACCACTAATCCCTCAGGTGAATCAGGATGTCGAATCTCTTCTTTTTCCTGGTATTTCTTACTACGTTTTGTCATAATTACCTCTCCTGTGGATTGATCCAGTCTTTCTACATCAGGCCTCGAAGAATTCGCCGTTCTTCGGGGCTTTTTCTTTTGTCAGGTACTGCTTTGGCTAGTCTGTAAACACCAACAAGGCGCTCTGCGAACGCCCTGTTATTTGCTGCGGCTACCACTAATCCCTCAGGTGAATCAGGATGTCGAATCTCTTCTTTTTCCTGGTATTTCTTACTACGTTTTGTCATAATTACCTCTCCTGTGGATTGATCCAGTCTTTCTACATCAGGCCTCGAAGAATTCGCCGTTCTTCGGGGCTTTTTCTTTTGTCAGGTAGCTTGCATAATGTCTGATAAAGAAAGCAAAGAACCAACGGGAAAGTCCAAAGGTGGTGTGGCAAGGGCTAATGCTCTTTCTGCAGAAGAAAGGTCGGCTATTGCAAGAAAAGCCGCAGCAGCTAGGTGGGGTGGCGATGGTGAGGTGGAAATTGCCAAAAGATCTGGCGACATTGTCATTGGAGACTTAAAGATACAATGTGCCGTGCTTGAGGATGGGACGAGGGTTCTGTCAGAGAGAGCTATCACTAAAGCCTTCGGCGGGAAGCGTGGAGGCTCCCACTGGAAGAGAATGAAAGAGAATCCAGATGGCGCCTATCTTCCTGTTTTCTTGTCAGCTAAAAACATTAAGCCATTCATTAATAATGAATTATCAGAAGCCTATCCCGCGCCGTCTTTTCAAAATAAATAAAGGAGCGGCGCCAGCTTACGGCATTGAAGCATCTTTGCTCCCAAAGATATGCAATGTTTATTTGAAGATGAGAGATCAGGGTGATGCCCTTCAGTCATCTCAGATACCTATTTCTGTTCAGGCAGACATTATCATGCGCGGTCTTGCAGAGGTTGGTATTGTAGCGCTGGTAGACGAAGCTACTGGGCATATCGATGAAAAGAGACAAGATGAATATCGAATTCTCTTTCAAGAGTTCATCAAAGAGCAGGTCAGAGAATATGAGAAGGAATTTCCGAAGCAGTTCACGGATGGCCTTTATCGACTTTACGGACTTACGCAGAAAAAAGCAGGTCGGCACCCTCAGTTTTTCGGTAAGTTTACGAGGAAGTATATCTACGAACCATTAGCATCAAGTAAAGGCGCCATCCTTGAGATGCTAGATGAAAAAAACCCTGTCGTTTATGCGAATGGCGGTAGAAGATATAAGATGTTTCAGTTCCTAACCGATAGCATCGGAGTTCCGATGTTTAGGGCGCACCTTTGGCAGGTAGTTGGCATCCTTTCAAGCTCAAGAAATAAAGCTGAGTTTGACAGAGCATTCAAAAGAGCCTTTCCATCGCCCGGGACTCAATTTGAGTTGCTAGATGAAGATGAGTAAGCGATCACGCCCGGCCACCGCGCCGGGTTTTCTTTGCCCTACTCTTTCGGCAGCGTCAGAACATCAATAGCCAGTTCTACAGCCAAGTCCACATCCTCTTCCTGCTTTGCCCTACTCTTTCGGCAGCGTCAGAACATCAATAGCCAGTTCTACAGCCAAGTCCACATCCTCTTCCTGCCACAGTACCTGAATCATTTCTATCAAAGCTTCACGCGAAGGTTCGCGCTGCTCTACCAGTACCTGCATCAGCGCAGTACCGAGAACCTCAACCACCTGCGGGTGAAGCTCCGCAAAGAACTCATCCTCACTTTTCACACTGATTCCTCGCTCGTTTTTTGTTCAGAACAGTATGGCATAGAGGATTTAAAAAAAATAAATCACTTTAACTATCAACAACATAATACCAAAAACCACTAATTAATAGCAAAACGTATTGATATGGATAATACTCAATGCTATTGTTTAGCCATCAGCAGGTTTAGCCATCAGCAGGTGGCGGCTACGGCGAAAGCCAAATACGCTCTTTCGCCAGGAGTTAACGAATCAAACAGATCCCGGACGACTTTTTTCTTCTCTGGCCTTACGCTGCTGAGCAGTTGATGCCTCAATTCTTTCATTCACGGCATGATAAACAGAATTAACAACACCATTCAGCACATAGCTAACACAGAACAGCAGGATGTAATACATCCAGTACTGAGGAAGGATTTCTGGATTATGCAGGTTTACCCATTCTTTCACGCTTACCGGCATAACGACAATCAGTAAAATCAGGATGATGAGCATATGAATCAACTGTTTAAGTGTCATTCCTTGCAGGAAAAAATGCATTAGTTCCTGCCACCATGAGTTGTTCATCGGCGATTCTCTTTTGCTCTCTGTAGGGGTGAATAGAGTTTATCCGATTTCTCGCTGTAGGGGTACACGAGAACCACCGAGCCTGATGTGGTTAAAAGACAGGCGCAATCTTTACTACCGCAAGCCACTATTTAAGGTGATATATGGAAGAACAAGCTTTGAAGAGTTCGAAGAGCATCCTCAGGATGTGATGGAACAATACC